GCGTATCAGTTGACAGTAGCGTGACTGGAGGTAACGGCATCGTAAAATACGACATCCGCATTTATAAAGGCGGTGTGCTATATGACGTACGATTAGGGCAATCGTCTCCCAATCTTAATATAGATAGTCTCGAAAATGGGGATTATAGCGTCCTTATCCAAGTTAAAAATGAGAATGGACAGTTATTAAGCGAAAAAACTCAGACCTTTACCATCAATAAACCGCCAGCACCAACAGGCGTAAGAACAACTGGCGGTCTCGGTAATATCACGCTTGAGTGGGATTGGGTTGATGATGCGACGGCGACAGAAATTTTTACTAGTGAAACAGATAACATTAAAACAGCCAAACGTTTGACGAAAGTCACAGCAAGAATGTACACGCACGAAGTTGGCGCAAAACAGGTTAGATATTACTGGTTGCGACATACTCGTGGTGTGAATGTTGGCCCATTTAATCAGCAGTCTGGAATTAAAGGCGAAAGTGCGGTAGATATTGATGCCGAATTAGAGGTGCTGAATAAAAAGCTATCTCAGAACATTGTAAATGAGGTAATTGATACTGCTTTACCGGCTCGTAACCTTGAAATGATTAAGACTGTAACAGGTTTAAATGTAAATGAATTCCTTGGTTACAAGCAAGTATACAATACCGCCGATGGAAGACTATACACATGGAACGGTAGTCAATACACATCGAAAATACAAGCATCTGAAATAGATGGAAAATTAAATCAAAATCAACTTGATCATGCATTAATTAACCAACTCAACACAGCAAAAGATTCTGCGACACAAGCCGTAGCACAATCTCAAGAGGCTAAACGTAAAGTAGCAGAGCTGTCGTCTGAATTTAATAATATTAACTTTGATGTAGGTGCTCGTAACTATCTGCTTAATTCAGCGGAGGGTGGCTCGTCGTGGGGCGTATCATCTGAGGCCAAAGAAAACTGGCGTGGGAAAAAACTAACGCTGTCACTATATCTTAATGCTAAAGGTATTGTACGAGGTGGGAGAAATCGTGTTGGGCTATCCATGTTTTTGTACTATATGGATAATAGCTACACATGGATAGAATGCTGGTTAAGTAACCATCAAGGCGATTATAGTGGTAGATTAAAATCAACAATCCAGTTACTCGATAAGCCGATTAAAAGTATTTCAAACTGCTCATTTAAAGTTGAGGTTGGTGGGGGAACTTGCGTTGCAACTAATCCTAAATTAGAGATTGGTAATGTTGCAACCGACTGGAGCCCCGCCCCTGAAGATTTGACGACAGTTATCCAGTTTGAAGACATTAAGCGATCGCTTACAAATGAATCGAATACGAGGATAGCGTGGGAAAACTCAGCTAACTCTCGTATTGGCAATGCTGAGGCGACAATTAATCAATTAGGCGGAACCAAAGCCAACAAAGATGAAGTGGCAACTGTTGCTGCACAAGCGTTAAGGTCTCAATGGCAATCTGATGCTAAAGCTAAGGTGGACGAGGTTAGTCGAGCTATATCATCAGAGACTAAAGCTCGAACTGATTGGCAACGCTCTGCTGAGTCTAAGATTAATCGTGTAGATGGATTTTCGGCTCGCATTGATGAAATCAATCGGACGGTAGCCGATGTATCGGGTAAAGTATCGGCAACTCGCACTATTAAAACTCAAGCTATTGCTGGAGGTAAGACGGCTATTGCGGGTATTGCGCTTGGGGCATCTAGCTCTGGCCAAGATGTTGAAAGCTCGGTTATTGTGATGGCGGATAAGTTCCAAGTGGTCAAAAACGCACAAGATGGGTCGCCAAAATCCATGTTATCGGTAGTCAACGATCAGATAGCGATTAACGGTGATTTAATTGCTAACGGGCAAATTACTGCGGCGAAACTTGCTGTGGGTGCAGTCCGAGCAGATCATCTTGCTGCAGGTCAAATTTCAGCAGATAAACTGGCGATTGGGTTGGGTGGGAATTTGCTCACTAATCCGATTTTTGCTAATCCAACAAACGGAGTGCCTTATGGTTGGAGTATGCACGAGAGAGCTTTAGCTCCTAATAAAAGAGGTAGCAGAGAGTGTTTTCAAGACAATGATTGGGGATTGAAAAAAGGTGGTTATTTACCTAACGAAAATGTAATTAAATGGCATATCAATTTAAATCCTAATAATGATGTGCGAGTTGGATTAACTCAAAATGTGCCGATTGTTGCAGGGCAATGGTATATGTTATCGTGTTATATGGGTAATCATAGAGCAACCAACGTTCAAATTTATTTAGATGAACGGAGTGCAGATAATGGTTATGTTGGACATCATACATACAATTTAAATCCTAACAGTGGTGCGAGTTTTGCAGGATTAAATAATGCTAAACGAGGATTTATTAAATTTCAAGCTAACGAAAATGCAGTTAGCCTAGATGTTCACTTTATGCTATATAACCGTGTGGTAGGTAATGTGTTAGATAGTGCATATATGTTCTTAGCTCGTCCAATGCTCGAAGAATGCACTGAACACACCCGCGGACCTAGCCCTTGGCAAAATGCAGGAGTCACAGCGATTCACGGTGGTTCGATTGTCACCAATTCGATTACCGCTCAGCAGATTGCAGCGAATACGATTACAGGTAATGAGATTGTTGGTGGAACGATTGCGGGGAAACATATTGCAAGCAAGACCATCAACGCAGGTCATATTGCGAGTAAGTCTATTACGGCGGAAGAGTTGAGTGTGGAAAGCTTGTCGGCGATTAGTGCGGATTTAGGCGCTATCACTGGTGGCTCGCTTAAAATTGGTAGCTTAAACGGTAATTTCGGTACTTTATTTGAAGTGCAGTCTAATGGTGGTTTTAGACTTATTAGCCGAGATGCAAGTGGTGGTATTGAGTTATCCAGTGCTACAAGAGCGTTACACGTTTGGGACGGTGGAGAAGAGGTTGTTAGAGTGGGTAAATTATCCTAAGGAGAGTTATGTATTACATCGATGAGCCTGTACCGATTGACAAATCGTTTACAGAAAAACCTATCTGCGCCTGGCATATTGCTGGGCGTTTGACTATTGATTACATCAATAAAAATACCACAATTGAGCTTGTGAGTTGGGCAGATAAACAAGCATTTTTAGCACGTGGAGAATCATTAGTAACATTTTTGACTGTCAATGATTGTCCTAGATTTAGTGTTGATGCGAGTTTGTTTGCACTGCGGGCATTAACACAAGTTGAGGGCTCACCATTCTATCGTCAGCAAGTTAAATGTGATTATGATTTAGATCATATCTCGCAAGTGTGGGTAAATAGAGAACAATCTACTACCTCTTTTGATAAATTTGAGTAATTAAGGAGAAATCAAAATGCAAGTATTTTTATTCGACCAACAGTTAATTTCAGTAATTAACCGCAAAGAAGAAATTACAGACGAAACTTGTCTTATTACAGAGCAAGAGCGTGAAAAGATTGAACAAACGCTTTATGCAAAAGGACATTTCTGGCGTATTGACAAATACACCGTTGGGGTAAGTGGTGCAAAACCGAGTGAAAACCATAAGTGGAATGAAGAAAAGCACGAATGGGAGATTGACGAAGAATTAGTCAATGCAAACTTAGCTAAAAAACGAGCTGAATTGTGGGAAACTATTAAGCAGAAACGTTTAGACGCAACAAGAACAGGTGTTGAAGTTACATTGCCAAACGGTCAAATCCGCCATTTTCACACCGATCAAGTAGCTCGACAAGAGTATGACGGTATGGGCGTTAAAGTTGTGTTAGGTTCATTTACTCCTAGACAATGGAAAACGATTGAAAATGATTGGGTAGAGTTCAATTTAGATGTATTTAAAGCGTTAGTATCTGCGATTGACACAAAAATCGACCACGATTACCGCAATGCTGAAATCTTAAAAGCTCAAATTGAGAAATCAATTGAGCCAGAAAGTATTGATTTAGATCAAGGTTGGAGTAACTCTTATGTCTAGTTATGGGTTTAGAGCTTATGATAAAAGTTCAGAGAAAGAATTTACACAAGCGAATAACCAATATTTATTAAGAGCCATAGATTATAATCAATCTCCGTATGTAAGAGATATTGATTATAGGATTGATTTTGCGAATTTACCTAAAGAAAAAAGAAAAACGGTATTCAAATTACCAAAATCTCTAATTAGCGAATTTAAAAATAAAGGTTGGGATTTTCATTTCATACCTGTACCGTTTGATCAAAATGCGGATTTATATTATATCCCTATTATTGATTTAAATAGTATTTTTGAAAAATTAAAAAATTGGGACGGGAATGATATTTTATTTAATGTTTATTATGTGCCTAAAAATTTAACAATATATTACCAAGATATATTAGGGGCAATGAGAACCCGAAATTTGAAGTGTGGTTGTTGGATATTAGTAGGATATAAATAAATGGCAGTCGGTATTAAAATAAATAATAAGTTGTATCCAGATCGGTCTAGTTTTGCGAATATGGGTATTTGTTATGTACAAAAAAAATCTGCTCCGTATGCTTTACCAATGATGGAAAATGCAAAAACACACAGATATGATTTTGTATATGATACTATTGATATGTCTAAAGCATATAAAAGTCGCCGTTATTCAAATTATTATGTTAAAAATGGTAATGTTAATATAGTTAAAGGTGCACCGCCTTATGCAGATGATATTTTTAGATTATATCAGAATATGAAAAAGGTTGAGAAAAAGGAAGATTTCCATTTAATAGACGTCATTAACAAACGTTATGATTTTAATATTTTATATGATGGCAAATCACACGGTTTAGAAATAGACGATTATGATAATGAATTTAGATATAGTTTTTCAACACGGCATAGATATATTAAAATTATCGATCATATTTATATTGGGGGTTTATTAGGTTTAAAACCGCCATCATTTAATTATAAATTTAACTATGTAAAAAAAATCGGTGTTTGTTTACCTACTTTGATTTATGGAGACATTGCTGATAACTATCCGCCAGACGATCAATGGTTATTCACAGTTAAAAATAATGAATTTTATTGTAGGTTTAATAATTACGATCCGCCAGCACAAGAAATACTACATTCTAAATTCCAAATGTATCATAAACAAACATCAGGATTTATACAAGGCGGATCTGATTGCTTAATTGTTGATTTAAGTGAATTGTTTTAAAATAAAGTTACTTACGGAGGTTTTTATTTATGATTTATGTAGCTTTTTACAAACATAAACGAGAGCGGAATAGTGTTAAAAATACATTATTCCGCTTTTTTGATGATGCTATAAGATTTTTTACGCACGGGCCATATAGTCATTGTGAGATAGTAATATCTAACCCTCAGCCATCTAAGATTTACACTTGTTTTAGCGCAAGTAATCGAGATGGGGGAGTGCGTAAAAAAATAATGGAGCTACCTCCAGAGAGATGGGATTTGGTTGAACTGAAGACCTCGCCAAAGGAAGTAAATGTATTTTTTGAAAAGACAAGAGGTTCGAAATATGACCTTATTGGTGCACTAGGTGTTGTCTTAAGAATTAAAGACAGTAAGACAAAATATTTTTGTTCGGAATGGTGTGCAGAATGCATTGGAATAGATAAACCTTACAGGTTTAGCCCAAATTCACTTTATAAACATTTAACCAATAGCCATGGATAACACCATGGCTTTTTTTATTAATAAATAGGAGTTTTTTATGACAACATTTAACAAAATCTTAAACCCAATGTATTCGGTGATTGCTGCATACTCAAAACAAGAGGATGGCTCAATTAATGCTAAATATGTACTTGGTACTGGTACAGACAATGATGGGGCCGTAACGGACTTTACGCCGATCATCTCGGAATATAAATGGATTGATCCAGCCGCAGCAAAAAGCATTTTTGGACAACCATTAACTCAAGATGACATTGGCAAAACAACAGAGGAAATCGATCTAGGACGCATCTATGCTTACTTAAAAGAGCAAGGACAGATTGTTATCTAATCATCTAATTATTAGAGATACCGCCTACGGGCGGTTTTTTATTGGAGGAAATATGGAAACAATTGATCTGGAAATGATCCGCGGAGACGACGAAGGGTGGGCGTTTGAAGTCACGCACGAAGATGAAAGTGCTGTTGATTTTAGTGGGTATCGGTTTGATTTACATATTAAGCCAACTAAGAAAAGCGAGCCAATCATCAAACTCTCCACTAAAACTGGTGATATTACTGTCGAGAATAACCTGATTAAGGTCAGCATAAGCCATGATAAAACCGAAAATGCCACTTGGGAAAGTGCTAAATGGGATTTGCAAAGCATTGACGGTAATCAACTAGTACGCACGTTAGCTGGGGGAGATTTTGCTCTATTAGCAGATGTGACCAGAGAGGTGGGTTAGTGGATAAAACAATAACGATCAAAGTTAGAGATAAACCCAAAATAAAGGTGAAACTAATAGGCAAGAGGGTATTCAAGGTTAAATTAACCAACCAACAATACATGCCTGTAATCCCTAATATCAATGATTTAATCCTAAACTACAAAATAGGACGACTATGACAACACAAACTATTCAACAATTACTCACTGAATTTGCGACTTACTTAGGTGAGCAAGATAAAGCGATTTTGGCTCAAATTGATACTAAGGTCACCCAGCTTAAAAATGACCTGTTAGGCGGCGAGGTATCAGCCGATTTAGACACGTTTAGAGAGCTGGCTGAAGAGTTACGCAAACTCAAAGCAAGCGGAAGCAGTGCACCTGAGGCACTAACCAGCAAACTGACGGAATTTAAACAGAGTTTAGATGGAGTGATTGAGCAAATTAACGCCTTAAAAGCAATGGACTTAAAGGCAGCTTATCAACGTGGGAAAAATAGCTAATGGACCTTTTACAACAACTCCCCGATGTCATAGAACAAATCGGGCGAGATATTAAAGCCATAACCGTTGTGCTTGGTGTAGGTCGCCCTGACAAACCTACTACAACGAATGGCAAAATAACAGGCGATGAACCCAATGGGACTATCTATGAGTCGTCAGATGGCGGTCTAGTAGGTGCATGGAAATGGCAAAAACGGAATGGGAAATGGGTGGTTACCGATGGTGATACAGGTTTAGTTAATGCTGTAACAAAAAACCTAAAGCCTGGAGCTTATATTAAATTCCGCAGGCAAGGCAACTTTGTGACTTGTCACATGGGGGGGCTGTCTTGGGGGCTGTTTGGTTATTTAGGCAAAACAGAAAAAGGGTATCTACCAAGACAGCCAGGAAGGGTTGAAGTTATTGGTACAAGTGGGATTCCTCTTGGCTTTAGAGCTGATGAATCTTGTGGATTTAGCTTGTTTGATGATGACACAAATAGGGCTGTTGCTGGAGTCTATGTAGGTGGTGTAGGTGATTCCAATTTTATGAGATTCACCCCTTACCATATAGACCCTAAAATAAAAGGCAATGAGGCAATTCCTGATATTGGGCCAAAAAATCTAAGACCGCCAGCGATGGTATGGCCAACGTCTGACCCTTGGCCTGATAGGGTTTAAGATAACTTTATATATCTAAATTTAAACGCCAACCGCTCGCATTCTAAGTGGTTATTTTAGGGCAACCAGCACAAAAGCACACTGGTTAAAGTGAATAAAGATGAAGTGGTTAAAAAATGAGTTTCGGAAAAAATGGGAGGGTTTCGGAAATGAGATAAATTTGAGGTGTGTAAGTGTTTGATTTTATAAGTAAATTTAGAGCAAATATAATTATTCTTTATTTTCCTTAAAAATCAGAGTAAAGTTCAAAAATCCGTTTTAAATCTAAACACAACACAGGAAGCATTATGGAACGTTTTCCAAAATCAGATAAATTAGCACAGGTTCGCTACGATATTCGCGGTCCGATTCACAAAGAGGCGCTTCGATTAGAGGAAGAGGGCAATAAAATTCTCAAACTCAACATCGGCAATCCTGCCCCATTTGGGTTTGAAGCCCCTGATGAGATTTTAGTGGACGTTATTCGTAACCTGCCAACTGCGCAAGGTTATTGTGATTCGAAAGGCTTGTATTCTGCACGTAAAGCGATAGTGCAGTATTACCAATCAAAAGGTATGCGTGGAATGGACGTGAATGATGTATATATCGGTAATGGCGTATCAGAACTGATTACGATGTCAATGCAAGCGCTCTTGAATGAAGGCGATGAGATCCTCATTCCAATGCCTGATTATCCAC